ACCTGTTGTACCTGTGTCACTCTGAGTGAAAGCATCTCGTAGCTTATCAAACTCTGCGTTAATCGGGGCAGCACGTACAACGGCTGTAGGTACGATACTAGCTACCGACTGTCGTGTATAACCTGATCCTGCCATATTTTATCTCCTGTCTCCTACACCATACGTAATACTATAGGCTTGAATAGTATGGCTAGGTTGGTCTGCATTAGTAACATATTTAATTGAAACGGACTTGCCTGATCCTGATACGTTTGTAGAACGAATGGGTGATGGGTTACCATCATAAATTTCGGCTGCGTCATATATCGCTTTGTCATAGTAAGCAGCAGCACCCGCTGTACTAAATGTAAAGTCTGTAGGGTTAATTACGTCAGTGTCTCCATAGTCGTACTCAACACCCATAACAACATTGATAACACCTTCTGCACGTAAGTACGTAGTAATATTGTGTACTGTTTTACGCATCTCAGGATCATTCATATACACATATGGAGTTTGAAACAAACTAAAAATGTTATTGCCATCAAACGTGTTTCCAGATTCTTGACGGAATACACTGCCTACTGAATCCCCATGAATAACAAACTCTTCGTCACCTATGTAGCCACTAGCTGCAGCATTAACTTCAATGCCTACAAGCTGTCCAAATTCAAAACCTGCGTTATTACCTACACCACTACGACGAATGCCGCCGATTAGACCTAGTGAGTTTTGATCAGCAAAGAACAGACGAAACTGTGATTTCTTTTTAACTACAACAGTACGAATGGTAGCCAAGTCTTCTTGGTCAATGTAATCTTCAAAGATAGACTGGATAGGCTTAGATAGTGTGGCAAGTTCAATATCGCCAATACGATCTGTACCAGACACAGGACGTAAACCATCAGGTGCTAAGAAAATAATATCACCGTTAAATTCTGCCACACTATCAGGCGCAATGCAACCCAAGTTGTTTGTAACATTCTGTAACGCAAAGTTAGCTTGGTTATCTCCGACTAGACGTTTGATATTGTTAGTACCAAAGATAAAAAGTTGGTCACGAAATGCTTTGATTTGTACTATTTCAAAACCTACGTTGATAACACCTGCACCATCTGCGGGATCAAAATTAGTTTCATCAATAGGGGCACTAAAATATAGATTATACTTTTCTGATGGATCACCTGCTAGGAACAAGTGGTTATTAAAGGCAGCAACTAGAGTTGGATCAGTAGGAGCGTTACTGTCTGTTATCTGCGTGTAAGTAGTGCCATCCCACGTAGCTGCAGGATTGATACCGTCAACTAATGCAAACTTAGGTGCACCCCAATTAAAGTTCTCAAACCGTACCTGATCTACATCGGTCATAGTAGGTGAGCCAGATGTGGTTACTGCTTGCCATCCTTTTACTGTAGGTGTTGCAGATACTGTACCTTCTGCCGCTGACGTACCACCTGTCAATACATTGTTTGTGGCAAAGATGTTATCTGGCAGTTTACCAAAATCAATTACAAGTGCATCCGCAGTCTTGGATATAACAGTGCCTGTAGCCGCTACACCCGTATCATCACTTGCGCTAACTTCACCTGTAACTGTTTCACCAACTGTAAATGCTGTACCTTCACCTGTACCAAGAGACACATCATAATAGTGGTTGTACCAATGTAAATAGTTATTACCTGATGCAGGTTCACGACAACCAAAGATACCTTGATTTACATCGGGGGAAACATGCAGTCCTAATACAGGAGTGTTGGCTTTACCTGTCAGTTCTCCATAAGATTCTTTATACCCTGATATACGACGATAACCACCACTAAGTGATGGTTCATAGTTAATCATACGATATGCAGAACCCGCAAACTGTGCGCCATGTGTAAGTGGGTCTAAGTTATTTATAAGCCCACCCTGACACGGCACAGGGAACGTAGCTAAATTATCTGCCATTATTGTGCGCCTGTATTCACATTAAAGTGTCTATGCGATCTTACTGTAGAGCTTACATAAGAAGGGCTATCTAATAGTAGCCTACGCATTGTATCAATACCCTTTTCAAAGTTTTGTTGATGTACTACGGCACTCTGTTCATTACTGCGGAATCGCATCATGTACATCATTGCACCGTCAATTAGTACATGTTTGAAACGATCAGGGATAATAGATTCGTCATCATAATCTACTAGATCATTAGGAAAAGACCAATAACGATATTCAATCTCATACGCATCATCGGGTAAGGGAGTAACACCAAACTTACGTTCTTCAGTTTTGTAAATGTACTGAGGTGTCTGATACCCACCTGTTCCTGAAGTATCTTCATTTGGTCTATGATAACGAAGGTAATCTACGTAAGTCAATACTGTTAGTTTAGTAGGCTCATTATCTTTAGAAGATAAACGTTTCAGATAGAATGAGTCCCAGTCAATTTTAGATACATCAGACTGCCAGTCATATGTTCCTGTACCTGATGTTAAAGTTTGTGTATATGTAGTAAATGTAAAAGGCCACTCTTGTGACGTTTGTAATATCTCACGAGTACCAGAGTTAATGGCATCTTTAGCAATTGCTTGTAGATTACGTGCGTCAGTAAACCCGTCACCACCAGTGTCTAGTGTAGTTTCGTTCATACGACGAAGCAATTCATTTACAAGTTCAACATAAGTAGCCATATTAATACCTTTAGATATGCCTATAGGGGCCAGTGGTTCGACTAGCCCCTACAGTTAATTTAATTATGCGTTGTCACGAGCAACTTCTGCTGCACCTAGAACGTCAACGTCAGCTACCATAGCCCAGACACGCAGTTTACCTGCAGTGGCTGTACCTGTTAGTGTGTCAACTGTAAGGTCTAGAGTGTCTTCAACACCCATGTATGCAATGCCAGGAAGTGAAGGAGCAACAGCACCTACAGCTTTACCCGCCATAGCATATGCAGCAACGAACTCGTCGTCATCTGCGCCTGTGCCGATGTCGAATGTCAATGCTGTAGCACCTGTTAGTGCTTCAGTAACTTCAACACCTGCAGCCAAGACTACAGACTGCGCAGGAAGAGTAGCAACTGTGTTTGCACCAGACGAAAGGTCTGTTGCTTCAAGTTCTACAGAGATCATACGAATACCATTTAAAGCCATTGTTTAATCCCTCCTATTAACGCAAGTTATACTTCGCATTAATCAACGCCTCTGGGCGAAGAATTTTGCGACCATATAGATGCATACCACGGACGATGTCAGCAAAGCTGTCAGGGTCACGGTATGTTTCTGTTTTGTTGATCTGCTCTGCAGTTGCAACCGCTGAATCATGACCCGCTACGATAACACCGTAGTTTGATGAGTTTGAAGCTGCGTTTGTTGCAGGACCAGTACCAATCTGTGGCAAGTTGTTTGAAACGTGTACACGGAAGCCGTGTAGGTTGTTTACTACCAAACCACCTTGTAGACCAGAACCACCGAAATCGGCGTCCAATAGGCGTGAATCTTCATCACGAAGAATCTCCATAAATACAGGGTCAACTACAAGCCAACGGCCTGATGCGTCAACGTTCTGTTGGTCTAGCTTACGTGCCATACGAGCAATAAGCTGTAGTGGGTTTGCTTCACCTGCAGTAGAAGGTGTATCAGTTGCGCCACCAGTACGTGGTTTTAGAGCAACAGAGTTGCCTGATGTACCACTATTAAAGTCAGAACCGTCTAGCTTCATTGAAGCAAGCAATTCGTCTGAACCTGCAGTTGTCACAGCTTTAGAACCGTTTACAGTTGTGTTAACTGTGTCTGGGTTGCCGTGAGTTGCAGACTGTTTATAACCTGACAAGTAGCCAAGAACGTCTTGGTCAAACTGGTCAGACAAACGATAAGCAGCACGATCTGACGCAAGGGATTGGAAATTGACGTGGCTATGAGCCTCTTCAATATCGTCTACCTTGAATGCCAAATAGTTTGCTTTATCAATGGTCAATGAAAAATCTTCATCGTCCAAATCTTGTGGCGTGATAGCTGTACCACGTGCATAAGATTTAACTGTGATCTCAGGTTCTTTAATGATTTTAACTGAGTCACCCATGTTTGCAATCTCTCCGAAATAATCAGAGTTTGTGATTGCCTCAACAACAGATGCCTTGCGGAACGCAAGTTGCACCTGTTTGGAGTAGATCACTGGCGAGAAATTACCGTTTGGTAAATTGCCGTAACCACCTGCTGATGTAAATGCCATTGTAACATTTCTCCTATTAGCAAGAACAGATGCTAAACACACAATACTTTTGTAGGAGGCTAGACATCGTAGGGTGCGTAATACATAACACTTGGCCTTTGTGCTATTATTACGGGCCATGAATTACTAGGTAATCCGTAAGGACTGTTGTTTGCGTGGGGAATATAGGTTACATAGGTAATCCATTACTGGGGCTATATAACCTATTATACATATAGTTATATCATAAATAACTTATATGTCAATACTATTTACCGAGCAGAACCAGATAAATCGTAAATAAAGTTGCCTGTGCGAATAGCTTCCATAATTGCATCTGAATTACGTTCGTATTCTTGTGCAGACATTTTCTGTACCTCAGACTCACGGATGGCATTTCCCATAGAATCCGACTGAGGTTTACTGCGTTCATTCCGTGTATTCACAGAACGTGCAGCATCTTTTGATGAGGCTTTCTTTTTGTTCAAGCCACGATCCGCTTTATAAAGATCAATTGCACGAGCAGCAGAACGAGCATCGTTGTCG